AGCCATTTACCCCCTCCACGCGTACATCTGGAATCCAGCTAGACGTACCCTCTGAGTAAATTACTAGCCATTTACGATATCCATGTGAATAGCGGGAACCCCGCTGGAAGTTGCGTCGGGGTAAATGACATAGCGGAAAGCGGAAGTATCGAATACTTCAGGGAGACCGGTCTTAAACATGTCGTGAATATCGCCGTCATTAGTGGCACGCACTCGCCCGCTCCAGAGCCGGCGCATAACATGGACATTGAACGTGCCTACCGTAGATACTGTGCTCACTACGGATTCAATCTTCTGCACCCCGGTATCCCCCGCTTGAAGCGGAAGCATCAGCATGCGGCCAATCGTAGGCGCAACGCCGGTAGCCACCGTGCCTGTAGTCCGGCCAGTAGTTCCGTCCTGGTTGGTGTAGGTAACGGCGATAGACTGATTGCCTGTAAAGGCGGTAACTGCTTCTATCCAAATCTCGGTATTGGAAAAATCAGTTCCATCGAGCACACGGCCAGCGTAAGACGGTTGAGAAGCCAGCGTCGTATTCTCATTGAATGCGTAGGCGCCTGCGGAAAACAAGCAATCGAATACCGCAATTCGGCAGGCGACGCTGCTGCCGAACTCCACCTTATTAAGGTATCCGGTATTTCCTCCAACAAAGGCATTCAAGCTCGGATAGCCCGCAGTCGCATCCGTAGGGACAATACCGTTAGCTGTATTACCTACAGCCAACGTACCAGCTCCCGGATTACCCGCCCGATCAAATACCGACCACGGAATGGCGGCAACAGTAGTTAGGGTATTCGTCTTGGTATAACCCACTCGCTGACTTGGGGCCGCAATTAGTTGATCAAGGGTTGTAATCGCCATTATTCGGCCCCCTGATCGCGTAGCCATTGCATCAGCGTGCCAAGTTCCGCGATATATCTCTCAAGCATCGCAACACTGTGCCAAGTCTGGTATGCAGCAATTGCCACACCCTTCATTTCCGTGTCTGCCGTGAGATCAAGAAGAATGGTGCCGTCTGTATCCACAACAGACATATGATTTTGGGCCACGTTAAAATACTCCTTTAGGTGACCTGAAACACGCCGTTGGCCGCGTCCAGATCGACGGTCACCGTTTCGCCCGCGGCGACGGCCTGGCTCGAACCGTAGTCCCAATAGCCGACGTTGATCCCCGCCGTGGTATCGACCAGCACAGCGTACTGGAACGAGAAGCCGGCACCTGACGCTGTCCAGATCGCGGGATCGGCCAGGGTGAGTTTGAATACGCCCCCGGTTTGCGCAGAGGCGGACACCGCCGCACTGTTGCCGCCCGTGGTGTAGCCGTTGCCGTTGGCGACTTCGGTAATCGTGCCGGCCGCCTGGTTGACGGCAGTTGCCAGCTTGATGGCCCAGGAGTCGGTGCCGGCGTTGATGCCTTCGAGCAGGTTCTCAACGGCCGGGGTGAATTTGTTATAGGAAGCGGTCGGCACGGTTTAACTCTCCAACAACTTGGCGATGCGCGCCCGGGCAGCCTCGATCTTCTTTTCCAGGTCAGCCAGTTCGCTACGGGCCACGGTTTCGCTGTCGCGCGCCCGGGCGGCCTCGGTCTCTGCAGCAACTCGGCGGGCTTCCGCATCGGCAATCACGTTCGCCGCTTCGCGCGACGCGATGTCGGATATCCGCTCCGCGTCCGCCCATGCCTGTTGCTTCTTCGCTTCCGCGTCCGCCAGTATTGCCGCGGCCTCAACCCCGGCTTCCTCGACGAGGCGCTCCGCTTCCGCCTTGGCCGCGTCGACCGTGCCCTTGATGGCATCGGCCTCGCGGTTGGCCGCCTCGACGCGGGCACGGGCTTCCTGCTCAGCCTGTTCCACACTGCCGATGCGGTCGAGGACATCGACCACTTCGCCGAGCGATTGGAACATGCGGTGGAGTTTCTTCACCTCGTCGGCGGCTTTGAGTGTCTTGTTCATTACGCGGCCCCTTTCAGCAGCATGGTCACGGTCAAAGAGGTGCTGCCGTCGCCGGCCGTGACTACCGGGCGAATCCAGCGCACGAGTTCGGTAATGGCCTCGATCTTGGCCGCGTTGATGTCGAGATTGTTGCCCTGCGGGTCGGTCAGCGGGGCGTAGTCGGTGCCGTTGAGGCTGCCTTCGATGCGCAAGTTGCCGCCGGTGCCGAAGTTGCCAACCACCTGAACCGATCGATCGGCGAAGTTCGCCAGTTCAATCGGCTGGCCGTCATCGCCGTTCTGCATGCCCGGCCAGGTGGCCACTACGCACGTATGGTGCAGGGATTCCGGCACCTGTTTTTGCACTGCGATCATTGTTCAATCTCCTAGGTGTAGCCGCTGAAGGCGCTGGTTGCATCGGTCAGGGCGTTCTGCCCGCTGGTATCGGCACTAGCCAGCTTGGCCGCCGTATCGGCGCGCTGCTGCATCAGTTGTTCCTGCATCTGCGCTTGCTGCGCCTGCGCCCGTTGCTGACGGACCAGGGCGACCTGCTGGCCGGGGACAATCAGTTCTGGGTCGATGCCCAGCATGTCGGCGTAGGCGTCGGCCCAGCGGTCGGCGTCGAACTTGTCGAGGACTTCCGGCTTGATGGCAGCAACGGCGCCCAGGTTGCCGACGAAGCGATCCACCGAGTTGGTGGCAATGGCGCGCTGCGCCTGCGCCAGCATCGAGACGAACTCGACATTTAGATCCATGCCCTGCAGTTCTTCCGGCGGGGGCGGCACGATGCCGGCCTCAAGCATCCGGCTGAAGGTCATTTCGATCAGCGGGTCGAGAACCTCATTGTGCAGGCGCTCGAGCACCGGGCCGAGCATCAGCAGCTTTTCCTCGTGCCGCTCGGCCACCTCGGTGGCGGTCATGTTGGTGTTCGCGCCGTTGGCCAGCATCAGGAACAGGTCGGCGTAGAACGCGCCCTTGATCCGCTCGCGCACGTCCCGGATGTCGTCCAGCAGGTGCGACAGGTCGAGCTGCACCTCGAAGGAAGTCTTGATGCCTGCGTTTGGCCCGGCCATATCGACGAAGGAAATGCCGCCGGGCAGCGTTTCGATGTCGCGATTCTTCATGCTGGACGGTGCTTGCAGCGGCGGCTTGGTCTGGTAGTCGATGCCCTGCGCCTTGCGCAACTGCTCGTGCTGCAGCTGCTTGATGTCGCCCAGCGCTTCCATGCCCGGCGAGTTGCCGTAGATGTCGCCGCCGGTCGTTGCCCAGCGCGGGCACAAGGCCGGGAATTCCTTGAAGCCGGACTCGCTCAGGTACTTGCCGGAATCGGCGCCGGGCTCAAAGTAGCAGGACTTCCAGGCCATGTTGGCCGCGTCGCGCTTGCTCGGGTCGCGGTCGCTGCGCGGTTCTATGGCGTGGATGACGCGCACCGGGGAATCCAGTTTGCCCAGATCGTGCAGCCCGCGAACGGTCGGCGTGACCTTGTCCTTGCCGAACTCGGCGACCGCCTGCGCAACGCTGATCTCGAATTCCCGGTAAAGCGTATTGACCTGGCCGAAGTAGTCCGTGGCCAGCGCGTACTCGCCGACTGTCAGCGCATGGCTGTGAATGACGCTCTTGAAGCTGGGCACCACGATGTTCGACCAGGTGCCGAAGGCGCCCAGTTCCTCGTAGCCGGAATGCAGGGCGCGATAGGTGTTGGACTTGGCGAACACCATCAGCATCAAGCGCGTGACATCGGCCAGCCACGCCTTGACGGCGGCCGATTCGTCGAGTTCTGGCACCGACGTCGTCAACCGGAACCACGGGCGGGCCGGGCTGGTCATGCCGGCCATCATGCCGGCGGCGAGGATGCGCAGCGAGCGGGTGCCGGTGCTGTCGTAAATCGCGTTGTGCCGCTTGTCGCCCCGGTTCTTGTCGCCGATCAGGAAGCGCCCGGAACGCGGCAGCAACTGCTCGCTGATCTCGCGCCAGTGGGCCAGCCACGACGAGCGGTCTGCTTGCAGGCCGGACCAGCGGGACAGCAGTTTGTCGCGTTGCTTCTGCTCGCTCATGTCATTGGCCGAGGAGCGTGTTCTTGCCCAGCGACAAGGCACTGGGGTCAATGCCCGAAGGCCCGGTCAGCATCGTCCCGGATGGTCCGGTCTTGCTCGACTGCTGAGCGGCCGAGAGCAGCGCATTGACGTCAGCCTTCTTGGCATTGGCGCGGTTGTTTGCCTCCTCCTGCTGCTTGGCTGCGGCATCCGCCTGCTTGGCCGCTTTGCCGGCTGCTTGTTGTTGCTGATACCCGTTGTAGGCAGTAACAGCGGTGGCCGCAATGGCCGCCCACCCTAATGCAGAAATGCCAGCGGCCATGTCAGGGCTCCAGTCTCAAAAGATCGCTCTCCTGGTAGCAAATGCCTTCGCGGCGCGTTTGCAGCAGATCGCTTTCGTTGGTGAATTCGTCCTCGATGGCGGCGATGTCGGTCAGATCGGTTGTCCAGACCGTGGTCCACCACGTGTCGGCATGGGTGATGCCGGCCCGCTTGCTGCCGGCCGCAGCCGGCAGGACGTTGAAGCCGGTCAGCCTTTGAGGGCCGGCGTCGGTGGTGACCGTGATGTCGCCGAACAGAACGCATAGGTTGTCGAGGTTGGTCAGCGCCCCGGTCAGTACCGTGCCGGCGGGGATCAGGATCGTCCGCGCGACCATGCCGCCATGCACCACGTGCGAGGTCTGGAGGTCGGTTTGCGGAAACTGCAGCAGGAATGTTTCCATCTGGCGCACCGCCTCGGGCGAGGGCATGCCGGCCAGGAACTGGGTCTGCGCTTCAACGAGGGGGGCGGGAGTCTGGTCCATGCGCGCAATCTATGCGGGCACGGAAATGGTATGGGCACCCTATCGGCTGGCGTAGGGATCGTATTCGCGACGTCGGCTGCTGTCGCGGTAGGCATCCAACGGATTTTTCTTCACG